TTAAAAAAGCCGATAATCGAAAGCAACAGGCCAAGAGATTAAAGGAAAGTTTAAAGACAGTTGATGCAATCAACAAAAAAGGTGGTGCAGTAACAGGTGAACTGCTTGATTCTGTACCAAAATCAGTTAAAAAGGCGTTAAAAGACAATGCGGAAGTCGTATTCATGCCGAATGAAGGGCCTCAAACTAAGTTTTTAGCCTCTCCAGAAAAGGAAGTTCTGTATGGAGGAGCAGCAGGTGGTGGAAAATCATTTGCGTTACTGGTAGATTTACTAAGGTACTGTCATAATACCAATCACAGGGCGTTATTACTAAGAAGAACCTTGGCGGAACTGACAGAATTGATAGACAGCAGTCGAAAACTCTATTCAAAGGCGTTTCCGGGTGCTATTTTTAAGGAATCAAAGAGTACATGGGTGTTTCCTTCCGGTGCAACGGCATTATTCTCTTATGTGGATAAAGATAGTGACGTAACAAGGTATCAAGGACAAGCATTTACTTGGATTGGCATAGACGAACTGGGACATTATCCAACTCCCTATGTTTGGAACTATTTACGGTCTCGTTTACGTAGTACGGACAAAAGTATAGAGACATACATGAGAGCATCATCAAATCCGGGTGGTGTAGGCGGATGGTGGATAAAGAAAATGTTTGTTGACCCCATACAACCGGGAAATTCATTTTATGCCACGGATATTGATACTGGTGATGTCTTAAAATTTGGAAGATATCATATAAATGCAGGTAAACCTCTGTTTCAAAGGAAATTCATACCTGCACGATTGACAGATAATCCATATCTGGCTGAATCAGGTGAGTATGAAGCGATGCTGTCATCTTTACCTGAAGTAGAGAGAAAGAGATTATTAGATGGTGATTGGGATGTTGCGGAAGGTGCGGCATTTCCAGAGTTCAGTAAGGTAATACATGTTATTGACCCTTACGAAATGCCTAACAACTGGATTAGAATACGGTCTGCGGACTATGGTTATTCTTCCCCTAGTTGCGTCCTTTGGGGTGCGGTGGATTGGGATGGAAACATAATCATATATAGAGAACTATATCAGAGTGGATTAACGGGTGAACAACTTGCGAATAGGATAAATGACTTAGAAGTTTATGACCCACCAATGCACACTTCGGTTCTTGATGCCAGTTGTTGGAGTAAATCGGGTATAGGCCCTAGTATTGCGGACAGTATTATACGTTCTGGAATACGGTTTGTACCATCAAATAGAGATAGAATTAGCGGTAAAGTCGAATTGCATAGACGTTTGTCTATTAGAGAAAAGACAGGAGAACCACAATTAAAAATATTTTCCAACTGTATTAACTTAATACGAACTTTACCAACTATCCCTTATGCAAAGAATAATGCAGAGGATGTTGACACCAAGGCTGATGACCATGCTTATGATGCGTTAAGATATATGGTAATGACGAGGCAAACGGGTGAACGGCAAAGAGCGAGTTATAGAATGAATAAATTAAAAGCGGAAACATATGAACCAGTTGATAGAATTTTTGGGTACTAATTATGCCTGATTTAATTGCTGAATTGATGGAACTTCCTGATTTTACTCAGGATGCAATTGATAATTCTGTAGATGTAGCAGCTTTTAAAGGTATAAAAATTGATTCCTTTACAAAATTACCATTAAAGGTTAGAGTTAGTCATTATAATGATTGGCTTAATGAATTATTTAAATCTAAAGGTGGATTTGTAAATGGTTATCAAAGTGAAGGAACAGTTAAAAAAGAACTTGGTATTTCATTTGATGTTGGCAAGGATAAAGAAGTTGGATTTATGTTAAATCCTGAAGAGAAAAAAGCTCAATTAGGATTTAAAATGAAATTTGCAGAGGCAGGAGCAGTAGGAACCGGTGGTGAATTAACATTCCAACAAGCATTCAAAGACCGTATTGCAGAAATGCAACGAAAATTAGATGCCGGTGGAAGAATGAGCCAAGGAGAAATAGATAAGGCAAATAGAACGTATGCAAGATTATTTGGTGGAACTCATAGTAAAAGAACATATAAAAGTGTTTTACAGGATGTTTTTCCGGATAAAAAGGTAAGTGAAATATTATTTAGTGAAGTTAATACTTCAGAAATACAAAAACAAATATATACAAAAGCACAAAATCAAGTATGGTATAAAGGTAGATACGGTGCTGCAATGGATTTTCAAAAACAAATTTCCGGAGCAATTGGAAATGTTGTAGGTGTAGGAAAAACAGCTTCAGCTTTTAATGCGGCCGCTCCATATAAAAATAGTGAATTAGTTTTACAAGGCGGGAAACCCGGAAGAGGCCCAGTTTTAGATGAAGATATATATAGAAATACTGTAAAACAAATAAATAAAATAAAAGATGCTAGTGCTAAAAGATTAGCAAAAATTATGCTATTGCAAGGGATTAGGGAAACTGATTTAGTTAAAATAAAAGTTAGTGATATTGATTGGAATAAAAATACTATAACGACAATATCTAAAAAAGGTGCGGGGGCACGAGTAATACCAATCTCTGATTCCGTAAAAATTTTATTACAACAGCAAGCAAATGCAAATCCAAAAGGTGCAACTATATTTAGTAAGCCAAATGTAAAGCCGGGTGTAGATTTTAAAGGTTTAGCTGACCATTATGGTGATAAAATAAATCCAAAATTAAATAATATTTCTGTTTTTGATACAATAAAAGATGCTGATAGAGCAATGACTCTTGAGGATTTACGAAGAGCATTTTCTTTAAGGGCAGATGCTTTAGGAATATCCTCTGATATTCAAGATAAATTAATGGGTCATACTATAAAAGGCACTAAAGCAACATATCAAAAAGGTATAACTACTACAGCATTAAAAGCTATAAATGTTGAAGATGCAATTAAATTAACAGGCGAAGATTTATATAAACAATTAGGATTTACATCAGCAGATGATGTTACATCATTTTTGGGAGGTAAATACAGAGTTAGAGGGGCAGCATCAACATTAGGTCAGCAAGTTGAAGAAATAACACAACCTAAAGTTACACAACCAATTGTGGAACAAAAACTAATTGGAGAACCAAAACCAGTTATAAAATCAGGAGTTGAAGACGTTGAAATAGAAAAAAAAGCCAAAACATCAGTAAGCGGTAAAAACTATACAGAATTACCTAGTGCAAATAATAAGAAAATTTCTTTGGCTTTAGAAAAAGCAGGTAAGACTGGGAAATTAGCAACCATACTTAAATTAGGGTTAAAGGCAGGAGTTTTATTGGCACCATTAGAACCTATTCAATTTGTAAATGAAGCATTAGGTGGTAAAGAAGGTGCATATCAAGATAAATTATTTGGTGTTTTTGAACCAACAATTAGTAAAGAAGTTGAAGCTTGGAAAGAATTAGGAACACAAGTTAAGGGATTATTTGGACAAGACCAACAAGATGTCATCTAAAATACCTGAATCCATAAAAGTTGGATACAGGGATTATAAGTTAGAAAAATGGAAACAGACTGTTGCCAGTGCGAATGACGCACATGGGCAGTTCTTTTCAAAAGAAGGCATCATCGGTTATACCGAAGAGGAAAAAGGAGTTTCTCATGCAAATACAATTTTACATAAGTTGTTTCACGCCATCATCTATCAATGGCATATTGATTTAGATGAGAGAGTGGAAGAGACAGTTGTACACGGTTTAGCGAACGGTTTATCAACTGTATTTGTAGACAATCCGGAATTAATGGATTATTTAAAATTAAAAATAAAGGAGGGCTAAATGCCACAACCAATAATGACCAAATACAAGCAGGGTGACCTTGGTAAGCCCTATCCTAAAGTAAAGGATAAAAAAAATGTGAATTTATCAGCACATGGCGGAGAAGCCGATGTTGATATTGCCACTAAGGATTATCCAACCAAGAAAAATGACCACGTGCAATCTTCATTTTGGAAGAAAGCAAGTGAAAAAGATTATTAGGAGGAAAGAATGCCACAACCAATTATGAAAAAATACTCGCAAGGGGAACTTGGTGATGCTTAATCAAAAAAATCCAATCCAAAACCTGATGCTTATTCCACAAAAAAATGGAAACAGGGCGATTTAGGTGCGGAAAGCGGTTCTATTGGTAA